TTGAACAGCGGCGCATCACCTTCAATGCGTCGCAGCGCGATTTCCACGTATTCTGGATTTACTTCGATGCCGATAAAATTGAAGCCTTCGCGCAGTGCCGCAATGCCCGTCGACCCCGATCCCATAAACAGATCGAGCACGGTTCCATGTGGCGGAGTTACCAGCCGGCACAGATAAGCCATCAAGGCTATGGGCTTCACCGTTGGATGGGTATTGCTACGCATAGTTTTTCCGCGAAGATAAGGGTTATCGATCGGAACTTTCCGACCATCATCCACAATCTTTTCTTCAGTTCCCCACAATCCCCGGTTACGTTCTTCGCGGCTGGCTTTGGCGCAGTAGAAAAACCGCGCCGCAGAACCGGCATCGCCACGCGGTTCCCATCCATAGCCATTGGTTCCGTATTTTCCGTATACATTTTGCTGAGTGCGCTGGCCATCGTCACTAGCACGTAGCTGTCCCGGTGCATCGGGAAACGCCGCAAGCACTTCGTCGCTGCCGTCGTGGATCACATTTGCTGGCCACCGGCCAAGAGCCGGTGGTAAACCATCTGGCGTGTTGTAGCCCATGCACTCACTCTTGTTCTTCCATCCGATGCTGTTATTTTTTGTCATTGGTCGATACATGCCTTCGCGCTCACCACTTAAAAAACCCACGCGGCACGCATCGATGTTCATCGCACCAGTGCCGTATTGCAAAACATTTGCAGCCACGGTCCCGATCAGCGGCTTACGCGCAACAACTATTGGCTCGTGTGACGGTTTCAAAGAAGTTCCCCAACCTGCCCACTGCTTTGCTGCATCCGTTGCGGGCATGGTGATTGGTTGCGGCGGATAGTCGTAACTGACTCTGCGCGTATCGCTGTACTGTTGCCCTGCTTTTCCACGATGATAGGGAGCGGGTGCCACCACTTCCCGTTCTTCTCCCGCCGCCTTATCAATTGCCTTGCTTACATCCAGCGATTTAGGAAAACCACTCCCATAAAGCCACATGATCTGATCGCGGATTTCAAATCCAGCATCTTCTACCGCACAAGCCAAACGATGGTAAGTACGGCTACCACCAAATGCCAGCAGATAGCCGCCAGGTTTCAAGACACGCAACGCTTCAACCGCCCAGGAAAAATACCAATCCTGAAGTGCCTGCATTACACGCGCATCCGCACCATAGCTCGCGCCATTGCCATTGCGAACCTTGCTACGGCCATACGGGCTATCAGGCGTCTGCATCGTACCGTCAAATCCTTGTCTGTGATCTGTTTTCCACGGAGCATCCCAGTCTTTGCCCATAAACTCCAAGCCATAGGGCGGGTCCGTGACGATGGAATCCACCGACGCGTCTGCCAGCGTTTTCAGTTGCTCCGTCACGTCACCCACAAAAATTTGATACACGCTTGAACCCCGCAGTTTTCTGTTTATGCTGCCACTCGTTGCGTATTCTTCAACTTCGAATGATTTTTCTGCTGCTTTGAAATTCCCAACAGCAAGCGCCGCGACGCATCGTCGGCGCATCTGTCGAGCTGGTCCAGAAGCGGCGGTAACTTCTCCGTCTTCTTGGCTGAAAGCCCAAACCGATTCACGTATTTCAACTTGCGCACATTCATGGCAACCTCAAGCAGCTTTCTGTCTGCGTCTACGCACTGCAATTTGTTTCAGCTTCTTTACCTTTTCTTCCGCATTCCAGCGCAGGACATCGAGTGCGCAAATCCGCTGCAATGCCCAAGTGCGATCCAGCAGATGATCGTCGGCGGCTTTGGCCAATGCCCGCCGAAAAAGTACCAGCTCAAACGGATTCATCGTCACCGTTACATCGGTTTTAGCCATCAGTCGTACCTCTCAATGGATGCGTGAACATCGGGATCAAACGGAATGGGTCCTCTCTCCAGCGGCACCAAAGCCAAGTTCCCGCCGCCGTGCTGAATGGTGAAGGAGATCGGCTCACGAGATTCAGCCGCCTTGGTTTCAAACTCGGCACGACGGATCATCTTTTTCTCTCCAGCGTTTTCAATCGAGAAACCGATGGACCATTCCGTCCAGCCGTGAATCGAAGTTGCGCCGCGAATGCGCGTAAAGAAGCGTCCCGTGCCTGCTTCCTTGCTCACGTGGTGAATCACGCCGATGGCGCAACCGGCTTGCTGGCCCATCTGGCCAATCTTTTTCACCACCTGCCCCATCTCCGTGTTGTTGTTCTCGTCGCGGTTGTGCAGCCGGTTCAACACGTCGAAGATGGCAAACTCTACGCCACGCTCTTTCAGGTCTTCGGCCATGTGCGTCAGCTGGTCGTCGTTGTCGACGTCAAAGTCGCCAAGTTGCTCGCGGGTGTTCACCCAAAGCCATCCGGAAGGGTCCTCGCCGGAGTCAAGGCCTTTCCCGCGCAACAATGCCTGCACACGCACCTTGGTCAGCACGGGAGAGTCTTCGCGGCTGATGTAGGCGGTGCGGATGCGGCGGGGAATCTTGCATCCCAGCCATGGCTTGCCCGTGGCCAGAGAAAGCAGCAGATCGAGAGACGCCAGGGATTTTCCGGTTTTCGGCTCGGCCGCGATCATGCCATTGCCGCCTACCTGGATCACGCCATCCACCAGCCACTCGATTTCTGCGTCGGCGGTCATGGACCACTCCACGGCGTCGACTAGCCAGTTCTCTCTCTTGGCATCCGTACCCACCCAGAGCGGCGATTCCACAATTCGCTTCTCCAGCTCGGCCACGGTGTGTTCTTTCAGAAAGTCGCTGACATCGCTTTTCTCTGGCATCTCCGGGAAGGAAATCACGCGCACGGCATAGGCAAAGGGCGCAACGGAAGCGGCAACCGTCTCTGCGTAGATCTGGCCAGGTTCGTCGTTGTCGGCGAAGATCATCACCTGCTTGCCGGTAAAGTACGGCGCGTAGGTGTCCAGCCACTTCGGCGAATGCCCCTTTTGCCATGCGCCGTCGTAGGTCGTCGTCGTGGCAATCGAAAAGGCATACTTGGCAAAAAGATTGGCTTCCAGCAGGTTGTCGGCATCCTTTTCGCCCTCGCATTGTCCACAAACCATTGACTTTCCGTTGCGGCGCACTACGATAAAACCCGATGGAACTGTGCAGCAATAAACTTTTCCGGCATACGGTTTCGATGTATACGCTTTGCCTTTTACGCCAATGCATTGCCGCCACATTTTTGGCTTCAAATTGAGAATGTATTCTGTGTGACTGTTCTGTCTTTGTCTTTCCCGCGCAGTCATTACACAAGAATGGCCAGTAATTGCGCAGCATGCGCTAATGATCTGTGCGTTCTCTTCATCCGCCGTAAAATAGCGCAAGCCACTGCTTCCAATGCCATCACCATCCCAATAGCGCAATTCGTCCAAAACCGCTGTACGCACCGAAACAGGCCAATTTAACATCTCCCAGCTAAATTTTTTATCTGGAAGAAAACGCAACATACGAAGTTTTTGCCGATTTTCCAAGATAAACAGTGTCCATCCTGGCGTAGATTTAAACTCCATTTCTCGCCACGACAATTTGCACGCCATCAGCAATGAACGCAGATGCTTTTTCTTGCGTTCCTTTTTCAAATTCCAGGTCAGTTGATAACCACGCGGATAGATTCCGTCCGCCTGAATACTTACCAATAGCCGCGCTTCGGCAATCGTCGGGGCATCCGCGTTTTCACCTGTTGAAATGCCCGAAGTGGGCAATTGCCAACAAGAACAAACATCGCCAGCAGCAACCACCACAGGATTGCCGTAACTTTTTTTGTCCTTTTTTCGGCGTATCAGCGTGCGATGTTCTGGAGTCACCAAAAGATCGCACCAACGTCCGTGAAAGTTGACCAAGTTTCCGTCAAAATCAAATTGCTGCACAGCGCTTGGATGTACCCACTGAATCGATTCATCCTCGCGTGTATATTGCGCAATCGTATGCTGAGCCGTTAGTTGCGGAAGCGGAAGCCAGCCAGACGGTGTAAGCACTTCAGTATCCGGCGCATAGCAAAGGAACACAACGTTTGCCTTGACCAGATGCGGCAGGTTGTAGAGCACGCGCCGCGTCCGTTCGCCTTCCTTGGCATCGATGCCCGGCTTCCACACACCGTCCACCAGACGGAAAACCCGGAAAGTCTTTTCGCCGATCTCCGGCTGGTAGCGCCGTTTCTGGAAAAGGGCCAATCCGTTCTCGTCGCGATAGTCGTAGATCGCCACGGGGGGTCCAAGCTGCATCTCGCCTTCGCGACGTGCTACCGGCGTCGCTCCGGTAATCTCAGCCACGTTGGTTTCGGCTTGCTCCAGCGAGCAGTGAGAGAACCGCGCTTCGAACTGGAAGACATTGCCCTTGGCACCGCACGCATGGCAGTTGAAGCCGCCATTCCCGTCCAGGAAGAGCGTGCAGGAGGGATTCGCTTCGTCGTGGAAGGCGCAACGCACGGCAGCCTTCTCACGCGCCGGAATGTGCTGCCCTGGGTGGCGGTGTTCGAAGTAGTGCCGAATTTGGTCGAAGCTAAGCTGCATTGCGTTTTCCTCTCCAGTTCCCGTTGTGCCTTGTGGAGCCCCACGGCCAGGTCTTCGGCCGTGGGATAGTTACGCTACGCTTAGCACTTCGTAGGCGCGCACACCCGGCTTCAATCCCCAACGCTTCGAGGTTCGCCACCGGCCTTCGCCATAAAACTTTTCAGGGCCACACGCCACCTTGCTGAGTTTGCCGGCCGTATCCAAGCGGCAGTATTCCTTCCAGGCCGCCACCATCCCGTCGCGGATGCCGTCCAAGTCGCCGGGATAGGTCTTGAGTTCCTGTTCGGCCTGTCTGGCAATCTGGTTTCGAGCCCAGTCGGTTGTCATGCCGATGGCTTCAATCACAGCCGTTGCGATCATCTGCGCTTCGTCGCTCAACGGCTCGTTCACCCGTTGCTGCATAGTTCGTTTTTTCCATCGGTCTTGCGGTGAAAGAGAATCGCCGGGGGCATCGGCGGATTCCAGAGTTTCTCCGGAATCTGCCCCCCTGTTCCCTGTTCCCTGTTCCCTGTTCCCTGTTCCCTGATCAGGGCGGAGCGGCTCCGTAACTTCCCCGAGGCTCTCTGGATCTTTCACGAATAATTCTGGAGAGTCGCCGGTAATTTCTGGAGTTCCTTCCCATAAGATGAGTGAAACATTGAACTTACTTTTTGTAGGGTGACTAATCTTCTGATGGTTTTTGAAATGGATGACTTGTCCGTAGCGTTTGCCGTTATAGCTGCCGAAGCGTAAATAACCGATCGATGCAAGTTCTTTCAAATATTTCGAAATATTTTTAAAATCTTTGCGTAACGGGCACGTTCCAGCACGCACAAGCACCGGATTTGCGTTGAAGTAGCCCTCGTCATCGGCGTAGCAGAGCAGCGCTTCAGCAAGAAGATGCGCTTGCGCCGACAAAGACGAGAGTCCTTCGTTCGCGTTGAATTCCGGTTTGACCGATCTAATCCTACCCATCACTTATCCTTGTTTCTTTGCGCTTTTTGCTTCGAGGTACGCTTCAATGAATGCTTGTGCCGCAGGGATGCAGATGGCGTCCCCATAGAGCCTCAGCCTACCTACTCTTTCTTTGCCTTTTTCGATGAGCGGCGAAAACGCAAAGCCTCTCCCGCTCGGAAGCAGAAAATATCCCAAATCGGCGGAATCCCCATCAACCACGCTGAGTGGGCCGGATTCAGTTGTCCCCGGCACTGGGCGGAGCTTTCCATCCCGGCATCCGATCCAGTCAGCATCTCGCCAGAAGCCGTTAAGCGGACTGGGCCACAGATCTTCGCCATCACCTGAAGGCTGGTGATCGCCGTCCGATTTGCCAAAGTCCCGTCCCGCTCGCCCATTCTGGTTTTCATCGCCAGATGCGCATCCGGGGATTTGTTGTCCTCGTTCGCACAAGGTGTTGGCCAACCCGCGAACTTCACTGCATGTTCCAGAGCCGCTGTGTGCTTCTTGCCGTCCAGCGTCTTCCCCGTTGCATCCATCACTTCCGTCGATACCGAACGACCGCCGTTCGGCGTGCAGGGACTTGGCCACGCCGCCAGCTCCACCGTTTTGCGGCTGCTGTCGTTGTTCCCCGCCTCGTTGTTCCCGTTCTGTGCTGGTGTCCCCGCCATCGGTGTTGGCCAGCTCGCAAGATTCGCCAATCCTGGATTGTCCCGATTCCGATGTGAGTTCTCCCCACCGCTGTTCCGGTAATCCCTTCCTGTTGGAGTTGCCCACGTCGCTAGATTCGCTTGGCTGTGCAGTGTGTCCGGTTTGCCCCGATGCGCTCCCGCACATTCCGAGTCTTCTGCCTTCGGCGTCGACCACGAAGAGAGAGTCGCCGCATTGCTCAGATCGTGCGGGAAATAATGGTTGTCCGCTTCCGTATTGCCCCGCAGCTTGTCGTCGTGCGTCTGCGGTGTTGGCCAATGCGTGATTTGCGCTGCTTCCGACAAGTTGACTTGGTGCCCCTGTTCCCGCCGCAACGCCGCCTTTTCCGGGTCCGCATACTCCCCGCCTCTCCGGCACGCGTCCGGACTCGGCCACGAAGTAAAGTCGTTGCCGGATGTGTGGTGCGCCAACGCTTGCCGCTCCAAGTACGATCTTCCCAACGGCGTAGTCTTGTGCTTCCAGATCAGTCTGAACAAGGTCGAGCCAGCCGTGTCCAATCGCGGCACTAACTTGCTCTCCAAAGATTGTTGTAGGGTGGCACTCGCGGATGAGTCGTGCCCAAGCAGGCCAGAGGTGACGAGGATCATCAAATCCTTGGCCTTTGCCTGCCGCGCTAAAGCTGGGGCATGGGGTTGAGCCTGTCCAGACGGGCCACTCGTCGGACCATCCAGCTTGGCGCAAGGCGACGCTCCAAAAAGCTCCCCCACAAAACATGTGGACTTGAACGAAGTCTTTGAGGTCTTCGGGTTGGACATCTTCGATACTCCTTTCGTCCACAATGCCGGGTGCTACAGCGCCAGCCTTGATTGCTTCTCTGACTACTGCGCATTTGAAAGGGTCAGAGTCGTTATAAAATGCCCAACGCTTCATGCGGCCTTCCAATGCTTGCCGTGAACAATATCGCTAACAGATGACGGAGATACCCCAAACCGAAACGCGACTGCTTTTTGGGATTCTCCGCTGGCACAGAGCGCACGTATTTTCTTTACATCGCAGAAATCCAATTTTGCTCGTCCATTCATCTCTGCGATATTTCGGGGAGCAAACGAAAATCGGCCAGAATCCAAACAATCGTGGATGTTGTCGTACTGAGTGCCAGACAAAAGGTGCGATGGATTGCAGCACAAAGGCACATTGCACTGGTGCCTACAAATCTCGGATTTTTCCAACTTCCTCCCGTTCCCTAACTCAAAGGCAATACGATGAGCTAACCTTTTTCTTCCGTTGACGCTGAAATATCCGTAGCCATTTCTGTACTGGCTGGATTTCCAAATCCAACACGAGCTAAAGCCAGTCGACCTATCAACCCGCCGCCAGAACTCCGCGATCCTCGATTCAGTCATCATCTGCATCGTCTTTTCCTGCGCTCCTCAAAAAAATGCGCAAAGAATCCCCGGCCGCTCAAAGTTGCAGAGTGGCAAAGTCGCATCGATTCAATGCAATTTTTAGGTGTGGGAGTTACGCAGCTCTCTCGGCAGCACGCTCGGCCAGCCAGTGATCAATGTCGGCAGACAGCCAACCCATGGCACGCATGCTGAGCTTTACCGGAGCGGGGAAAGAACCCGACTTTTGGAGTGAATAGATCGTGCTAGCGCTCAGTCCGACCATCGCTACCACTTGCTTCTTACGCAGAATCGCTGGCGATCCTGGTACCTCGGTAGGTTTCTTCATCTCAATATCCTCAAGCGAAACTACCGTGATTATTCGCGTTTTTTTTTGCTTTGCAAGCGGAATTTTTAAAACTAATGCTATAGGTCGAGATACGTCGAGAATGAGCTAAAACGTCGAGGCAAAAAGGCCGGCGCACGGGGTATTTTCCCCTCGCGGCCGGCTCATTTTTTTAGAATTTTGTTGTTAGGCGGCGGAAATTTTTCGCGTTGC